CTAAGGGTCTTCACCTCGAATGGCAGGTCCAGGCATTCGCCCTCGTCGGGTCCTGGGGCACGGATGGCAACGCCGCGTGATTTCATGCAATTCATCTCCTGAGATTCGGCTGGACCGCTGACCGCGACTGCGTGCGCTGAGGCTCCAAAGACTCCGGCAAATTGGACAGGGGGGTGCTCATCCTGCTAAGGCTGGCACAGCCAGACGCGGGGCACTTTTGAGGCAAAACATGCATAAGACCGTTCTCGGCCTGACGGTGGCTCTCGTCTTGGGCGCCTGTGCGAAAACCGGCGAATCTCCGACGCGCAGCGCAGGACAGCCGTCATCCGGAACGGTGCAGTCCGAGAATTCGGTGCTGGATATTTCCCGAAGCCGCTGGGTCGGTATCGGCCGCGAGGACGCCTGCGGACTGTCCTGGGCCATGGATCTGCTGCAGGAAGATGACCGGATTACAGGCCGGTTCTTGTGGGAAGACCTGCAATACGACATCCGCGGCCGGATCGAACCGGACGGCGCGATGGAAGACGTCCGCGCCGGGAAAAGTGCGGCCTCCAAGGGCGCCCTGGGCCCACGCTATGTTCAGGTCAGCCTGCAATTCGGCCCGCGTATTGCCACCGGCACCTATTGGGCGGAGGTCACGGGCCCGAACAGGTGCGAAACCTCCGTCGAACTGAAGCGCTATGCGGCGGATTAGGACGGCGACTCACGGCTGGACCCGATCCTGTCCCCCGTTTGAGGTTTCGTTTCTTCAGGCTCCTGCCCGCCCGTGGCTGGGACCTTGTCCCCCTCCTCGACCGGCCCGAAGCCCAGTTCCGCGCGCTTTTCGTTGACGCTCAGGAAGTCGGCGCCCTTGACCATCGCCCACTTGCGTTCGCGGCGCGGTGCTAACGCCGGGATCGCATCGAGATCGAAATCGAGCGCCAGCTCGTCACCGAAGGCCGGGGCCAACCACCTGTTGAGGTCGTCCTTGGTGCTGTCGATCAGGGGCAGCACCGCGTCTTCGTATAGGGAGAGCCGCGCCTGCTCGAAATTGGCGAAGGTCTGGCTGCCCTCAATACCGATCAACTGCGGCGGCACGTCGTAGACCAGCGCGATGTCCCTGGCCGAGAGATCGCGCCCCTTCAGCCAGTCCATCTCGCTGGGGGTCAGGCTCATCTGCCGCCAATCGAGACCGCCTTCCAAGATCAGCGGGCGTCCCGCGCTCTGTGGCCCGCTGAGGTCGTCGATTTGCTGGCGTACGCGGGCGAACTGTTCCTCGCTCAGCACATCGGGCGCGCCCGCATCCCGCGGCGTATAGACCAGCGCCCCGCTCGGGCGGGCCTGATTTTTTAGGAGAGCGAAGTTCCATTCGCCCGCCGCGTTGTGCTGATCGACCTCGAAGGCCGCTGCCTCGAGCGGACTCATGCCGTACCAGTCGTTCAAGGGATGGAAGGTCTTGGAATGAAGCACCGCCGAGCGCCCCGTCATGGGATCCACCGGCCAGGTCACGGTCTTGCCCTTGGCCTTGAACTCGAAGGCCGCCGGCAAACCCTGCTCGCCCGGGACCACCTTCATGCGGTCGGGCCTGAGCGTCCACAGCTCGCGCGGCGCACCGCCCTCGGGTCCGGACGCCTCCACGTAGCTGTTTCCCGACAGCAGCCGGAAGGCATAGACGGCCTGAAAGAACGAGGCTCCGCCTTGGACGGGATTGGGGCGCGTGAGCAACGCAAGCAGCCCGTGGGACGGCACCAGCTGCCTGTGCCGGCCCTGGCCCCGGAACAGCTGCCAGGGAACGGCCGCCGCGCTTTCGGAGATCAGGTTGACGCAGCGAAAGACGACTGCGTTCCTCTGAAAGCCCTCCTCGGCCAGCCTGTCGTACCGGCGCGGCGTGGCGGCGGGCTGTCCGGCGCTCATGAAGGCCACCAACGGCCCCGCACGGCTGGCTTTCGTTTCGGGCTGCCAAAGCGCCTGCCAGGCGGCGCGCAACCCCATCAGACCCGCCTCACTTGTGGGCCGTGGCGTTCGATTGGGGCCAGTTTCTGAAATCCGCCGCTCACGGCGTCCACCTGATCGTCGTGCCGGCCGTTCGGAAAAACCTCGATCTCATCGAGAAACTCCTTGTTCCAGCGGCCGCGCACCAGCTTCACGTTGCCGGCCTCGGCCGCGGCACTCAGGGCTTGAGCGCGGGCGGTTTTGGAGCGCGAAACCGGGTCCCCGCGAAAATCAAAACCCAACAACACCCGCCGCGCGTAATGATCGATCACGCCTTTGCCCGCCGCGCCGGGTTCCTGTTCCATCCAAACCGCCACGTCATTCCCGTCGAGGACCGCCGTCTGCTTTACGGCATCCTCGACCTCCTTGGGTGTTCCGCGCAGGCGCCGCAGGTCCTCGAGAAAGTAGATGCCATCCTTGATCGCCAAACGGCCCCCGGCCGTCCAGTCGGGGTCGCTCCGCGACCGCTCCTTGGTGGCCGCTAGGTCCCAATACCTGACGCGCCGTGCGGCGGCCGGGGCCGCACTCACGATCTCGAACCAGCGGCGCTCGAACATGCCGCCCTCGCGGGGCGCGGGCCGCTGCTGGAGTTGCCCGGCGCTGCCGTAACTGCCCAAACGCATCTCGAGCTCGCGAATCTGCGGATCTCCGAATCGATCGGGCCACAGCAACGCGCCGTCCGCCCGGCGGCGGTCGCCGGCGAAGCGGTGCGGGTGATCGGGTTCGTATCGCGCCGGCAGGCAAACATGGGTCCAGCCGCCTTCCTCGAGCACGTGACCCGCCAGATCCACCTCGTGCATCCGCTGCATGATCATCACGTAGGCCCCGGTCCCGGGATCGTTGAGGCGGGTCGACAGAGCCTCGTCCCACCAGGCCAGTGTTGTTGCGCGGACGGCCGGGCTTTCGATCTCACGCACGTTGTGCGGATCGTCGACGACAATGATGTCGCCGCCCTCGCCGGTCAGCGCCCCGCCGACGGAGGTCGCGAGCCGCACACCGCCTGCGTCGTTCTCGAAGCGGATCTTGGTGTTCTGATCAGATGTCAGACGATAGCGGTGCCCCCAGGCCCTTCGATACGGGGGGCTTTGAATGAGCCGGCGGCACTTGACGCTGTCGCGAACGCTGAGCGACCGGGCATAGGACGCGAACAGGAACCGCGTGCCCGGGCCCCGCAACGGGCCGCCTAGGCCCTCGGCGTCCTGAGCCCAGACCCAGGCCGGCCAGGCGACCGAGACCGAGATCGATTTCATGTGCCGCGGCGGCACGGTGATCAGCAGCTTGCGGATCTCACCTCGCGACACGGCCTCCAGGTGGGCGCAGATGACATCGATATGCCAACCGGGGACGAACGGTCCGGGATCGACATGATGCCAAAGCAGGCGGATGAAATCAGAAAGGCTCTGCCGGGCCAGCTCCCGCCGAACTCGGCTTATCGTGGGCACGCGCAAGGATCGCCTCGAGTTGCTTCAGTTCGTCGCGGGACAGCTTGGAAAGATCCGGTTGGGCTTCGTCGTTCTCGCCTGCGGCGCCGAAACCTTCGGCCTCCAGGTGCTTGATCAAAAGCTCGAGCATTCTGATGAGGTTTTGCAAGGACGCCGCCGAGGGGGCTTTGCCACCCTCTTCGCCCGCGGCCGGCAGGCAGGTCTTCGCCGCCGTATAGAGCTCGGTCAGCTCCTCGGTGATCCAGGCCCGGGTGATGGGCGCCCGTGTCTCTGCCCCCTCCGGCGCCGCGTTTCTGCGGGCGTGGCGCGCAATCGCCTCGATGATCGGGCGCTGAACCAGCAGCCGCTCGCCCTGGCGCCCGGCGGTGCGTGCGCCGTAGCCGGCGGCGAGCGCCGCGGCATGGGCATCGAGCGTATCAACGTAGGCTCGTACGAAATGCTGTTGCCTTTCGGATAGCTTGCGATTGGCCGTCACGCTGGGTCGAACTCCTGCAATGCCCAAAGCAAAACCCGCCGCGGCGTTGGCCGGGCGGGTTTCACAAATCTCGAACGTGCGGCCTTGTACCGCTTTCCGTGTTACGCAGCAAGAGAAAAGACTCGCAATTTTACAACTTTTTATTGCAAAACGGACAATCACCCGATGCTCGTGTCACGCATTTGATGGGCCAGCCCGTTGCGCGGCCGGACCTGCCGGGGTAGATCATCCCGGCATTGGAAAAACCGCGAAACGCTTTTAAAGGACGAGGCATGCAGGCGGGTACGGGGACAACTTCGCAATCATCCGGCGGCCGCCGCGAACGGCTGCGGCAGATCATCGAGGAAAAGTCCCTGATGAAGGGCGGGAGCTTCACCCTTGCCTCGGGCAAGAGCAGCAGCTTTTTCGTCAATCTCAAACAGACAATGCTCGACCCGGAAGGCTCCAACCTGCTCGCCGAACTGGTGCTGGAGGTCCTCGAATCCCACGGGATCCGCA